AATATCCTCTAATAAAATGTCTTATTAAATCTTTAGATTTAAAGATATTTTCATTAGGAAATTTTAAAGTCAGTGACTTTTTAGGAGTGCATCCGTAAGAATTTAATGTTTCTCATAAGTGTTTATTTGTTAGAGCAAATCTACATCTAAAATATTGCTTATTGTTACATATAATAGATGATATTTTTACTCTATTACCTATTACTTGAAAAAACTTCTGTAATTTATATAAATGTTCCACATCAGATCCTTTTAAAGAAACTTCAAAATTATAATGAGGTTTTCCATTTTTAGGAATTGAAGCAATATATCCATCAGCAAAAATAAAACCCAATCAATAAGCTTTTTCTTCGGTATCTATAATATCAAAAATGTGTTCATTAAATTTTAGCATATTTTGAGTATTAATAACTGGTATTCCAAGTTTCTTTAATCTAATAGAAAAATTGCTTCGACTAAATTTATATTTATTACTTATTTGTGTTAGGCTATAACCATTACTATACATCTGCACTGCCTCTTCAAAGTAAGTATCTAAATTACTCCTTCGTATATTAATGTTATTATTATGAAGAATAGTGGAAATAGTATTTCTGGATACATTATATAGCTTAGCTATATCACTACAAGTTTTACCCAAATTATATAGTTTACAAATATTAATTTTTTCAGATAATGTTAATTTACTACACTCTCTACAAAGAGAATTTCTATTAGCTACACGACTAACTGTAGTAGGATGTACTTTACAAATTTTACTTATATCTTTAATCTTATAACCTTGATTATATAAATCAATAATCTTATTTTCTAAATCATTACTAATTTTTTGCATAATATTTAAATTTTAAATAAATTAAATCTATGCAAAAGTAATAATATAAAACAATTTAATCAAATATTTTATAATAAATTACCTATACCAGGAAGTGAAGTAAGTTGAACACTTACTGGAAATTCTCCTCTTTCCTGAAGAGATTTATTATTATTTATAATATATTTTAAAATAGGTTTTATTTCTCCTAACGTTAATTCCATATTTATTACGGTATTAATACAGTTATTCCTGGAAACTTCTGAGATTTATTCCCATCAGATGTAATAATCCAGATTAAATTTTTATAAGTTGAAAATGTAAATTTAGATAAGTAACCATCAGTAAATATCACACAGGAACTAAATTCTTTATGTTCTTTATAATAACTTATAGCATCAGTCACGTCTGTACCTCCGCGACCTACAAATTCAAATTTAGACTTCTTATCAAACTTACATATTTTAGTGATTTTAGTATCACATTCTACAATTGTTATCTCTACGCCTGTTTTATATATATGATTAATCTCTGACATAAAATCAGAGAAATTATTCATATTAATGGAACCTGAAGTATCAATAACAACACATATATTTGGCTTTCTTTTTAAACGAGTCCCTCTAGCATCAGGTAATCTCTTTGACGGCCTCATTCTAGTTAATTGTAAATCACTACTAATAGAATCTCCAACCACTCTCCTAAGATAATTTCTCCAGTTAAAAACAGGAGGATTATTTTTTATTTTTTCAAGTATTTCTTTTAATTCTCCAGGTATGTGGCCTACTTGTTTATTAACAAGAGCTTCTGTTTCTTTTAACTTAGACTTTACTTGATTTTCATATAATTTACGTTCGGCTTCCGATATATCTTTAGGCCACATATCATGATTATCTATACTTTTAAAGTCGGCTAATCCTTCAGTACCAGGGATACATTTTTCAGGGTGTTCTTTAACAAACTTTTGTATTTCATTATAATAATACCACGCCCCTCTATTGGGCTCTAGGTTCTTTCCAATTAACTTAGAAAGATTCTGTAAAGTAACACACCCATCAGGCAATCCTGTAACTATTTGGTTCACAACTACATCTGTTGCTATATTCATATTATCATGATTATCTGCTTTGAAATCATCAGTAAGATGAAATAAACATATGTGTACTAACTCATGGGTGAGCACAGCAATACATTCAGTATCAGTAAGGTTATTCCAAAATGTTTCATTTACATATAATGTAAAATTGATACCATTAGGACCTACAGCAGCTGTTTTTACAGGATGGTTATCACTAACAATCTCCTTGCGTAGATTTAGCAAGAAAAGTCCATAAAAAGGTTGCTGAATAAGAAGCTCTTTACATGCTTTAATTAATTGCATATTCTATTTCATCTTTATTAAGCCAACGTTTAAATGTTAATCTAACAACGCCTTTTATAGGTGCATCTAACATTTTATAGTCAGCATTACATTCATAAAAAATCCTAGGATTGTTGGTATCATAAGTCCAACAAATCCCAGGATATTCGTTAGTTAAACAATATTTTCTCATTAGTGTTGTTTACAATATATTACGCCTTGATAACGGCTATTAAAGCAAAGATTACATTTTCTGCAATCTCCTTTACATCTTACAGCATTATTTGGTAAATTATTAAATTGAAACTTATCTACACAGAAAAACCAACGGTGTGCTTTAATATTTGGAGAAGAAGAATTTACTATAAAGTGAACTCCGCTAAAATTTAAGTCCTCTCTACAGGTATAACAATATGTTTTAATTCCAAAAACTTTATATAACCATCGTCCAATATTAGATCACCTGTCAACAGACTGTTGATCTGGAAAATCACCCGCTTCATTAAGTCTAACGTATTTAATCTTAACAGGAGCATTTAATATATAATACATTAGCATGTCCTTAAGATCTTTATCATCCCACAAATACATGTATGACTCAATCAATGTGTTTTTGTGCAAGTATGCTTTATATATACGTTCACATTTTTTAGCATAACATACTTTACTACATCTACAGAAGCCTAATCTTTCCGAAGGACAATGTACTGCAGATGTAATATTTACTATGAGTGTTTCTTTTGGTAATTTGGCATTCCCATATGAAAATACTTGCATATTACCTAAGCCTCATCGCTCTTGAAATTTAATAATATTCGTATTCATCATAGTTTTCATTATAATAGTCTTCATCTCCAGTATCATCTCCTATAGGATTATTAAACCCATATTTAACGGCAGTTGCTTTGAAAAGAGGTAATCCATAGTAGGCATAATTATCATTAGACCAATTTTCCAAACCTTCTTCAAGGATCCAGTTCCACATCTGCACCACCTCAAACATTAGACTCGAAGAAATGCCTCTTTTATCTAAGGCTTTCTCAAAACCAAAAGCAACATCTTCTTTAAGCTGCTTCAGTACATTCTCTCTGGTAAAAGGAATAGTCTTTTTATCCCATTCTTCCTTAGTTACGTTATCTTGAAGAGTTAGACCACAAAAAGGAAACATTTCAAAGGGAATGAATTCTGCAAGTCTATATAAATCTCTTCTATCTATCGTAGGACTTTTATATGCTACTTTAATCTGTTCAAGTGTTTTCATCTTCTATATGTTATATTTTAGCTGTCATCTTTAGATAATTTGATGTTAGTACTTGATAATATATCTTCTTTATCTTTTGTTAAGTTTAAATTTACCACAACGTAAAGAACCACTAAGCCCTAAATCTAAACTACCATAAACATAAGATTTATAGAAACTTCCATATGGGTTAGCCTCAAGACTCCAATCCTCTAAAGCTCCAATCTGATACATAATACTATCTATATTATCAATAGGAATCATCGGCAAATCTAATTCTCTATTACTAGAATTAAGAAATTCTTCTATTAGTTGTTTAATCGTTTCCATCTAATAAATTTCTTTTAATGAACTCTTCTTTCAAAGGAATAGCTAGTTCACGGGCTTGCGGATGAGCTGCCTTATCACACCTTAGTTTAAAGAATCCCTTCCATTGTTCAGCAGTACCAGTCATAATTAACTCTGTTTTAGTACATAAAGGAAGAATTTCTCTTGCTTGTTGAGCTTTACACCCTCTATTAACTAAGGCCTTATAATTTACTTCAGCTGATTCGCACTGAGATAAGAAAATATCAGTAGAATCTCCTTCAAAATGTTTTAAAACAGTATTAGGAATTCTGTTTTTATCTGTAGCATCTACCCAATCATTGTCCCAATATTGATATCTAGCTTCTTTTAGATCGGCCCAATAAGGAATAATAAAAGTAAGTTCGTTATTAAATTTATCAACGTTATAATTACAATATCTGGTTGATTGTTCCATAAATGAGAATACACGATGACGACAAAACTCACGACTTATAGAAATTGGAAGAGTAAACTTTACTGTAATTCGTTTTTCATGATATTCTGTAGGTTCACAAAGATATTTTAAATCATCAAGCCAGTTATTTTCATATAAAACTCGATAATTAGTTGTTACATAAACTCTAGTTCTTTGTCCAGGGGCAAATTCCTTCCATACAACACTTGAGTAGTTATTACATTCGTATCTAAAACCTAGATAAATAAATTCTTCATCTGAACAAGATAAGTAAACGGTACCATGCTCTAGACAACTAGTATGCCCCCGCTTAATAAGCATATCTACAAATTTCTTAGCAGAATCTTCTGTTATCTTATCCTCACTTTTGTATGATACTCTTCCTGTTAATTCAATTTGTCTATATATACCATCTATACTAGGAATTTGGTCTAAAATTTCAAAACTACTTTTAATAAACTTCATATAATTGTTTACTGCTTTTGCTTATAGGTTATAGTTGGAACTGCAATAAATTCGGAGGCAAAACATGGTTCATCAATATCTTCCCAACTATTTTGTTCACTATACAATTTAGAAGGCCCAGTTATACCAATGTATCCATCCTCACATTTATATACATCTGTTGAGATTTCATAATGTCTGTGTTCATCAATGTATAGATTACTGGCAACTTTTTGAGTTTTATTATTAATAAGTTCCTCAGCACTATATAATGAATATAGAGGATAATTATCCTCTATTAGATTTATTACTTCATTAACTTTCATTATCGACGATATTTAGGAGCATAGGTTACAGTAGGAATCTCTATATATTCTTCTGCAAATGCAGGAATATTATACTCTTCATAACCCACTTTACTACGATCATTAATAAGCCCAGTGATAGCCACAAAACCATCATCACACTTATAAATGTTAGTAGTGATATCAAAATTACGATGCTTTGAAAAGTTATAATTCTCTACCACACAATTTGCTTTACAGAGTTCTGCAGCTTTAACTGCTGTATTAATAGAATAATAATCAGTATTATTAATTGTTGCTATAATTTCTTTTACTTTCATATTAAAATTTAATTTTATTTAAATGTTCAGTTAATATTTCATCAAAGTAAGTCCCACCATTGTAAAACTTAAACACATAATGATATTCATTGTTATTGATTTTTACGAACTCATTGATATCATTTTGATTTGGCAATTCGGTATTATCAACAATAAACAATCTCTTAGATTCAGTTACAATGTATCGCATTTGATTATCACTATCATAATACACTACATAGTTTTTGTGTTGTTCTTTATTATTAATGTTAATACCGTTATTTATCAAATAATCATTAATGTTATCTGGGAAACTCAACTCTAGTATTCTTCCAATATGTGTTTCTACATAGCTCATTTTTTTTTAATGTCTATTGTATTAGTGTATTCAATATGTTGGTAATGATCCATCTGGTAAACGAGATATTTCTGCATCTAGTTTACATCTAGTACAAAAATAAGCACCTGCTTCTACCATACAATCATAAAGTTTTTTAGCTACTTCTTCTGCTATTTCTTCAGGAGCTTCAACGTTCGCTTCATCGTAAGGTGTTACACAAATCTTTACTTTATTAAATAAATTATTTTCTCTTAAATATTTAAAGAAATTTATGAGACTTACTTTTGAACATAATGCTCCAGAATTTTGAATTGGATAGTTCACACTTTGTTTGTCAGAGGATGATTTTCTTTTAAAGAAGTTTTTAACCTTTTGAACAGTATAACTTCTTGGATCAGATTGTTTAAGATCTCTATAGTAATCTCAAAATCCCTTTTCTTGAAAAGATTTGTAATCTTTAACTAAAGCGCTATAATCATATATATAAGCTTTGTGGCCTGTTTTTGGATTTAATAGAATATATCCTTTCTCCCACCAGTCTTGTTTTCTAAATTTTTGATATGCTGCCAAACCAGAAAAACCTGACATGTACTTATTATATACATCTTTTGCTTTTTCTGGAGATATTCCATAATTTCTAACTAAAGTGGAATCGTTACCTGCATAATTAAAGCAAAATTCGTATCCTTTTGCTAACTGCCTCAGTTTGTGATACTTAGATTTAATTTCAGTTACTGGAAAATCATTTGGAATTTCATCAAATACGAGTTTTGCAGTTAGCGAATGTAGATCCTTACTGCCCTCAGTTAGTTCTTTGATCATTTCTTTATCATTAGCTAATGATGCCATAATAAAGCTTTCTTGCTATGCTTTGCACATTGGACTATCCATTTGCCATATATAATTATAATTATACTTAGGCAGGTAATTATAGTCTCTGCACCTTCCTCTTAATAAGAGGCTTGGCTCAGGGTTGAATTGCCATCTCTTTCCCTGAATTTATACCGTTTGCCCTTTTATTTTCATAAAAGGCGAGCCACTTTTCATATTTCCTTTTAAGTGAAATATGGGCATTATTATACATTAATTTTCCTAATTTAATCATGTCTTCTGTCTTATAGACATTTTTGTTAAAAAAAAATTAATGTATAAGCAAAGTTGTTAACCCGAATAATCAATACTAATCCACCTATTTCCGTTTTCTGCAATGAAACATGCTCTAGTTTCAGCATCTGCTGGAATATTAAGAAGATTAACTAACTGAGTTCCATTTTTTTCTTTACCACCAGATGATATACGAAATGTGTCTGTGCCAATTGATTGATACCTACTTTGTACTCTGCCACTAACATCATTTATTTGGTCTAAGAAATTTTGTCCATAAGTAGAAGTTAATTTAACCGCTTCTTTATAATCAAGATAAATAGGAATGAGACTACATTTATCTTTCTGAGGTCCCAATACTTTTGCATTTAAACTATCTTTTTCTTCTCCTTCTTTTCCAGTTTCAACATCTATTCCTAAGCTTTTAAATATAGGAATAAGTTGAGTAGTACTATTTCAATTAAGAGTAACAATAGGTTTAGTATTAAAACCTGAAAAAAGATCACCTTGAAGATTTTTAGAAATGTATTTAGAGTGTGGCATATTAGAAATTAGCCAATCATCTAGCATTTCTCTTGCTTTTTCCTCTCTTTCTTTATCTTTCTTCATTTTAGCGGTTCACTTATCCTTATCTAGTTTTACACCACAATACTCCATATAGGCTAAAGGCAGAATAAATGCATTTTCATATTTCACTGCAATTGTTAGATTTTTTTCCTTTAGTAGGGGTTGCTGAAAATTCATAATATCTTCTAGATAAGCAGTATCTTCTGCAGCATATTTAACTATTTCGTTTGTTAGACCTTGGTATATAATCTTTCCTCTAATAGATTTATCTAAATCAACTCCACAATACATTTGGCCTAATTTTTTTAAATTCATCTCTAGCTTATATGAAACAGCTCCAGAAGGAGATATGATTTGAGTGTATCTAGGCTCTTGAATCCTTTCTCATACTTCAGGACTAAGTACAATTGGATATCCATTTCACATAACTTTTTCTGCAATATAAACATCATATATTCTTTTTGGCCATATATTATTTCTATACAAAAAAGTTAAATCAAATTTTGCATTAGCATAAATTTGTAACCTAGAATCATCTTCAAGATATTCTTTATAATTAGAAACATCCACAGTTAAACAGTCTACAACTACTTGAAATTCTTTACATCCCAACTGAATAGTTTTAAGATGGTCAGATCAACACGACAAACCTGAAGTCTCGGTATCAATACCAACAGTCTTTAGGGGTTCTAGTAATCCTAAAGATCTTTTAACATCAATAATAGTGTAAGTATCATTAGTAAATAATTCTTGATTATTAGTAACTAAGTAAATCATTATACCTCATCATATGTTTGTTTAAATATATCTGGTTTACAAAGATAGATCTCTCCAATAATTCCTTTAATAATATAATCTCCAATATTAGCTTTTACAATACCTTTAAGAGTCGGTATGCCTAATGTATTATTATTATATTTTAAAAGAACCTCTCCAACAAATTCTGTAATTTCATCAACATTATTTCCTATATACTGAGCTGCTTCGATTATTACAGGTTTCTGTTTATATTTCTTTATCATCTTCTATAGTATATAGTTTATTAAAGGTTTCCTTTCTAAGTCAAAACTCATATCCATTTCAATTACAAAAGAATCCATCTATCCACTTATTCTCTCTATGTTGTATATCTATTTTTTTGATTTGATTTAAATAATCAAATTTTGTCATAGGTTGAACTTCAATTGTAAAATCTTTAACTTTAGCTTTCATTAGAATAAACTACTAACTATTACTCCTAGATATAATAGATTATGTTGTAATACTATACTATTTAATATACACAATCTATTATATATCTTTACATAAGAATCGTAAATTTTTAACATTTTCCTATTGATTTTAATCAGTCTTCTTCTACAAAGTAAGACATAGGGCCATATTGATCTAACCAATTCTCATCATTAATTAAACATGAATGTTCATTAAAATCAGGATATTCCATTAACTCTTGAGTATATGGCCACTCTTTAATAATATATTTAATGGTGTTCACTTTTGGGTAAGGATTTAAAAAAATTTATTAGTTCTTTAGAATCAAGAGTTAACTACAATATAAGAACTCAGTGGATATATATTATTTGACTCTTGTTTATCAATAATATCTATAACATTAGGAATAATCCCAAATTTATAAAAATAAGGCCCAAAGTTATCCTGTTGAATTCATATATAAGAGGGAGGAAGCTGAAATAGACCTCATTCAATATGATAAACCTGATTATTGTTGTAAATATCATCTATAGTTCACCCTGAATATGTGAAGTCTTTACATGAGTCCAGATATTTTTTAAGATATTTAACAAATAACATATTATATTTCATCTAATTCTTGAGATAAGAGATCAGGATAATATTTCCTGTAAAACATCCGAATAGTGTCTTCTCCAATCTGTAAATTTCTGTGTTTATCTCTTTTAATAGCTTCTTTGTATGGAATAATAAACTCTTTATACTCTAGTTTTGCGTTAAAATTAGCAGCTAATTTTTCCCATTTAGCCTTAGTTTTGTGATTGAGATTGGTACTATCAATGATGACATTATATCCATTAGACAAAGCCTCTTCAATCATTAGTTTTTCATAGATACTAATTAACTTTTCTCTAGAAGGTACCCAATAATCTCCACACATTAATCTAATATCATCCCGATTTATTCTAATCCAAGTACTCTTATCTTTCACAAATTCTTTTGCAAAATAGGTTTTACCAGATGCTGGAGGTCCAACAAGTACTAATAATATCTTATTCTCGTCTTTCATTACACTCTTTCCACATTTTGTATATAGGCTCAGAAATCGTTATAAAATCTTTAAGAGGATTAACAATTTTTCCTTTGAAAACGTCAATTCTATTTACTTTAGATTCTTTGATAATCTGAATTCCCCATAAACATTCTCTGGTAATATCCATATCTATATTAGGTAAATCCTTATTTATACCTTGTAAATAAGTTACCCTGGCAATAATATATCTTCTAAGTTTAATAATATCAGGTTTTTCATAAATATTTACATATTCTTTAATCTTACCTGATTTAGAAAGAATAGAACATACATACGGTAACAAACTACCAGATTTCATTCTTAAAAATCAATCATCTAAGCTAAAGAATGTAACATTATCATTTTTAGAAGTTATATTATCTCCAACAACAATATATTCATAACCTTCTTTATAAAAAGAACAAGGAATCTTATATATAAATTTGATATCCTTGTTCTCTTTTAGTTGCCTTATTTCTTCTTTAGTCATTATACTAATGCATCAAATCCTTCAGGAACTGCTAAAATATCTTCAATATTCTTTTTAACATAATCCTCAACCTTTATAGTTACTAAACTTACAACTTTTAATTTAATTTCATCTGGGATGAGGTAGGTAAAAATAATAGTATTACGGTTATCTATTCTTTTATATAGTAATAAATAAACATTTGGTATATATTCTTTATTTTCATTTAACATAAGAGAAAATTCTATAGAGTAAACTTTATTTTTTCTTAGAATTATACTCATATCTCTATATCTAATATAACCTTCTTCAACAGTTCAGGTGTTTAAAATAGTAAGTATTTGTTCGTTTGTTAACATATTATTCATATATCTATAGTACTTTATTAAGTTCTTCGGCTCCATATTAAGAATACTACTAACTTAAGTTTATAAGCTTCAATTTTACCAGGATCCATTAACATCTTTACTAGTACTTGATTTCATTTGATACTACATCTTTTGGTACACATTTTTTACAATAAGGGCTAATCCAGCCTCTAGTTATATATTTAGCTTTGGCCCCACAACATATACATGTTCTTTCTGAAAGTTCTTCGTACGTATTAATGATAGGATATTCACAACCATTTGGAGAACCATTAGAATACCAAGCAAGCATCCCAAACTTCTCCTTAATCTGCATAATCCTATACTTATATAGGTAATTATGCTTTTTGAGAACTTTCTTCAGATCCTTACACATCTGTATACCAAAAGCTTTCCTTCACCCAGTAGGCATAGCATCTAGTTCTGTAGATGTAGGGATAAAACAGATTCTGTTTATAATATTATCCCAAATAAAAATAATAGAATTGTACACTTTCTTATAGAACTTATCTACGCAAATTTTGAGTGTTTTAAAAGCAAATCCATAATTATACTTTGTTATCTCATTTTTATGAACATGATATATAATATATGGACGATTGGTAAACATATTAGTAGAAGTAGTTATACCAGTAATAGTAAAGTCCTTTCCAACATGTTTCTGAAGATTAAATTCAAACGGAGAATCAATGTATACACTTTCAAATTTTAATATACCAGAAGGAGTTAAGTTAACATTGAAATTATATTTACCAACATCTCTAATGATAGAATTAAATTCAGTGCATTCTTTAGGGTCTTTATAAAATTTATATGACAAATTAATTTCAGTATAAGCTTTTTTGTAATATTTATTACTTAATTTTAAAAGCCATTCAGGACTTACTTGGTGTTTATCTGTAAATCTATTTCTAGGGTATAAAAAAGGAAACCTAATACATAAGTAGATACACTTAGGAATTCTAAGTATCCTATTTATTTTATATTTTAATCTATGAAGGTATTTCATCTATATATTTTTTAAAATCTAAAAACATCTCATTCTCTGAATGATTTTCAAGTAATTCATCTAGTGAAGATGCTACATCTGAAACTAATTCAGAATTAGGATCAGAAAGGTAATCATACAGATCATTAAACGTAGAGAACTTGTTTTTATCTGAATTTATAGCAAATAACCATATTATATCAGAATTATATTTTCCAAAGTATAATTCCAATAAAATACATACAGTACCACAGGCTAGTTGTTTTATTTCTATTAAATCTTCAGAGCACTTAGAATCTATAAACCGTGTTTTTTGAATACATACTATTATAGTTAACAAATCTTCTCTAGTTAATTTATGTTTCATTATATATTAATTTTATTTATTGAAGCCTTCATAATAAGTAATTAGGAACAGGCTTATCTGTGGTAGTACAATTAAAATATTTAATTGTTATTAGCTTTATATCTGATTTCATCCTTACAGTACCTCTTAAATAAATTAGTACTAAGTATTACTATCCTTTTGATATATAATTAAATCACTTGTAGTACGACTACAAGCTACATATTGTAGCTGCCGAAGTTCTTCTTTATTTGTACACCTCCAAATGTTCTCCATATCTATCATTACAATAGAATATTGAGATGACTGTGATTTATGAGTTGATATACAATATCCGTAATCTAGTGATTTTCGTTTAATTATCCTATTATCGTATTTTAAATCAAAAGTAGTTAAAAATGATTCTGATAAATCATAATATTTACTCCATAAAGCATTAACTCTTTTTTTGTATATATTATCCTTACCAGCATTAACTGCAGATAATCTAAATTCTTCTAACTTATGAGCTAAATTATCAATGTTTTCTTCTGAATTATCTTTAGATAATACTACTACTTCAAAAGCCGAATCGTCAGATTTTAACCCTAATTTCCAAGCATTTAATTCTAAATATTTAGTTTTATTTACTGATGTTATAATATAATCACGAGAATTTTCTATTTTTAATCCTAAATAGTTGGTTGTATCATAACCTGTTAGAATTTCTCCAACAACAAATTCTTCTTTATATCCTAAATATTCTCTAATTAATTTATTTAATGCGTTAATTCTATTATTAGTATAAGAAACTAATTTTATTAAATTAGAATCACTAAAATCTTTAGATATTTTAAATAAATAACTATATTTTTTAAGCATTTGTACAATATTGTTACATACTGTAATATTAGAATAATCATCAGAAATGCTTTTAAATTTATATAATGGCTTTTCTCTTAAATAATTTAATACTTTAGATAAACAACTTTCTTTTTGTCTATATATCTTATTTAGATAAATTGTTCTATTACTAAATGCTTTAGAAGGTTTATTTTCTTTTACAGAATAGAGCTGTTTAGGATCTCCTACAAATACTATCTTTGATGACTTATATTCTTTTAATAGTAAATCATATAGATCACTATTAATCATACTGCATTCATCTACGATAAGGACATCATATTTATATACTTGACATGATCTTTTGAAAGAAGTATTTAAAAAGTTAAATTCTAATTGAGAAGCATCAAAATCCAATACATTTAAATTAGGTTTAAGATTTAATAGGGAATGTATTGTTAAAGCTTCTCTTCCTTTCATTCCTTTTGATGCTAATACTAATTTTGCCTTATTTGTTGGAGCTATAAAAGCAGTCCAGTATCCGTTATCGGCTAATATATCATATAACATACTAGCAATCATACTTTTAGAAGTTCCCGCTGACCCAGTTAAACAAATGCAGTGTTCATCACTAGTTATAAAAGAAGTCAAATCGGATAATGCTTTTCTTTGAGCATCGTCCAATCTGACTTTGTATTCTTTTTCTAATTTATTTATATCATAATTCATTACTTACCTGTTGATCCAAATCCACCACGAGAATAGGAATCTAAATTATCAACCCATTCAAACTTGATTTTAGAAGTAAATAACCACTTAATTTTTTGCCAAATAGTAGCCTTCTGACTTAGTTGAATTCTAAATTGACAAATACGATCTCCCTTTTTAATAACAGTACGTTCTAAAGAAATTACAGGAAATTTCCATTCATCATCATTCCCAGAGTAAGTATTATCAATAATTCCAAAGGAATTTGATTGAACTATTTTAAAATTCTTAAATGTACTGCTTCGAGGTACTATATGAGCCTCAAATCCTTTTGGAAGAATCATAGCAAATCCGAGTCGTATAAGACAACTATCAAACGATACATCTCTAAATCGCTTACCATTTAACTCATATTGTACCCCAGCTTGCGGTGCTATAAGTTCTACATCTTCGGCTGCATAGAGATCAATCCAATCTCCTTTTTCAATAATCTCAAATTTACTTCCTTCAGTAATTTCTTTAACTTTAATCTTCATATATGTGTTTATTTAAATATTTATTTACAACAGATAGTATTTCATGTAACGTGTCCCACTCATCATCATTTAAATCAAGATATCTATCACATACAAATTCTGCTGTATAATCATTATCATGTTCGTTATATCTGAAAATTAATATAGTATAACAATTTTCCTTTAACTTAAAACAGCTTTTGTGTACTCTAATAGAATGAGTTCCGTCTAAATAAAATTCACCCTGTTTTTCAAAATTTGCCTCAGTACCATAATAACTATTTGGATAATACTTTACAATTTCAAACGAGATATGTTTAGGTAATTCTCCAATATATGTACATGGCTTAAATTCTAAATTCTTAATTCTATATGTTTCCATGCTCATATTTTAAATAAGATATTAGTTACAACGACTTCAGCCACAGGACATGCAGCTTACACATCCTGAAGTAGCAACCAATGGTTCCCCACATTCTGGACATACGTTTTTATTATCATGATTGGCATTTATTGAAGGTTTTGTATCTGGAACACTAATCTGCTCTTTTTGAGGAATTTTTACATTATCTTTTATAGCTTCTGTAATTACTCTTGATATAATATCTGGGCATGACAAACCATCAATATTAATTTTTCTAGCCTTACATGTACTACAAGCAGGACAATTAATTCCTCTTATCTGATCAATTATCTCATCAACTTTAACACCACTTCTGAGATTGAGAGAAATCAATCTTGTTACGGCGTTCATATTAGCTTGACAGATACCACCTTTAGATGTATGTGTGAACACTTCTACAAGATTACCCTTATTATCCTTATTACAAGTTATATATAGTGTTCCGCATGCACACTTTTTGCAAAAAGTTGCACCATGTGTTGTACCAAGTGTTTTGCGTGAAACTGGTGCAATAGAATCAAATTTGAAAGATTGTTTTTCTTCTTCTTTTGTTTTAAGATTATTACCTAAAATAGCAGGTCTGGAATTTTGTCTAAATCATTTTTGTTACTATTAAAATATTAATAGGGTTTTCACCTCTTATACTTTCATATAAGATCGGACTATACCTTTATCCTTATTCAAGGATACTTCTATTATAGTCTCTGAACATCTCGAATTATTCATTTATATTTATAACATTCTACAGGGCATTCCCCAATATATTCTAATAATTTAATTAGATTTTTATTATTAAAATGATATACAAATCATTGATATTTATCGCGATAATTAATATAACATTTTATATTAAATAATTTTGATAATTGATTTAAAATAAAATCATTTTTATATTTACATGTTATTCCTCCTCGATGAAGATTACAATTACTCTGTTTATAGGACCCACCATCACCAATATATCAATTTTTTAAGATTGTTGGTGTAATAATAATATTAGGTAGAATTTTACGTTTCTGGTTATTTTCATTTAACCCATTATATCCATAGAATAAATTATACCATTTGTAAAATTCAGGACGTGATTCACTTTGTAATTGATAACACATGTTGTTTTTATTAAAATATACATTTGAATAAATATTATATATGTTAAGAAAGTTTTGAATATATAAAATATATTCTTGATGTTTATCACAATATGTAAAATATGGATTAATAGAATTTTGTGCTAATCTTAACCCACCATCCCCTAATATTCATCCTGTAAAATTCTCCTCAAAAATATTATCTAACTGCAAATTAGAAATTTTATGAAATTTTTCAACACTTTCTTTTACATTTCTAATTTTAATGTTTTGGTTCATTAAGAAGTGTCTTATTGTTGCAATGTTATATCCATATTTTTCTTGTAATTTTGTTAAGGACACACCATTTAAATATTCATCAATTAGAATGTTATAATGTTCTGTTTTAATAACTTTTCCTTGATATTTAATAATTCGATTTTGCTGCTGATTATCCATTATTATAAATTTTTAGTTATACAATTTATTATTTAAAGGTATAACATTAATTTATAATATCCAAATAATTTTCAAACATTCACACTTATTATTACTAATTATGTTGTAGTTTATTTGGCTTTAGGAACTTCCAGCAATTTAAGAAGTTTTCACTATAATATTACTATTATAGGCGACATTTATTTTATCGTTAGTCCCTTTAAACCAGCTTTCCATCCAGCTAAATATAATCTTTCTACATATTCCTGTGATATATCCTCCTTAAGATTAATTGTAGAGCTTATTGCTGTATCAACATATTTTTGCAATGATTCTTGAAGCTTTATACGATCATATGGATCAACATCATATGCTGTTACAAGAATATCATCATCTATAGAAGAATTAGGAACAGAATCAAGATATTCTTTTACAATTTTAGCATAAACATCATATACCTTTTCTTCTTTATTAAGAGATACTGTTTTTCTCTGAAATTTCTTCATAAACAGAGGTTCCAAACCGCCTGATACTCCAAGCATAGTTGAAATTGCTTTTTCTTTAAAGACGTTCACAACACGTCTTTTACATACTATGTACTCTATATTACTATAGAGATGAGACTATATCTTATCATCAATATATATTTTATTTACATTTTGTTTTGAATGTACAAAACTATGACATTTATTACAAAGACAAACTAGATTATCAATTTGATTGGCTTGAGTTTTATTGTCAAAATATCTGTAATTACGTATATGGTGTACATCTAATTGTTTATGTCAATCATTTTCTGTTACACCACAAATTTGACAGGTATAATTGTCACGTAAACGAGCTTCGTTTCTAAAATGTAATCATCTTCCTGTATATTTTCTTTTACCCCCTTTTCATGTTGGTGAATTTTCACCAGTATAAATTTCAGAATAATGAGCTGCCATACAGTTCTTATCGCAATATACATATTTTCTACTTTTTAGTTTAGCTGGAATTACTTCTAGTTCTTTATGACAATAACCACATTCAGTTTTTATTCTAATTTTACTATCTTCTCCTAGCTCTTTTCGACGAATCTTTATACAGTCGTCACAATATTTTCTACCACGCTGGGTAATAATTTTTCCACAGCGTATACAGTGTTTTATTTTCTTAGCAGCTGCGTATGCACACTTCTTAGAACAATAAGATAGTTCTTGTGAACGAATATACTCAAATTCTTTTTGACAATATGGACAAACTTTAGTTAGTCTATGTCCAGTTTCTCTTGCTTTTTGTTTAAATTCCTCTTTATATCTTTCATTAAGAGCTTTAATTTTTTCTTTCATTACAGATGTACATTTAGCATCTTCTCCTTTTCTTGTTTCAATATTATATTTTGCTAAATAACGACGAACTGTAGTTTGGCTAATATTAAGTTGTTTTGCAATATCCCTTGTTGACAGCTCTTCTTCAATATAAAGTTTTTCTAATTCTTCTTTTGTAAATTTTAGTTTCATATTTGATGATTTACCCGTTTCCATCAGCATACGTTTCTGATGTACTCTCTTTCGAGATAGTCGTTGAACGTTCTCCATATCCTTAGACTTAGGAGCTTCGCTGCTGATTATCTTTTATATTAAAATAATCCCTATATTGTAGAATTATAGTACAAGTATAGAACTATTTTTAATAAATTCCAAATTATTATTACATAAAAAATAGTTTCCTATTAATTTTTGTAAATTTAGAAAAAGATGTCCCAGCAATTAGGGTAATTTATACTGAGCCAATATCAAACCCAGTTGGCGCTATCGAAAGTAATGAGCAGTTTCTAAGGCCAAATTTTTTCATTTTTTCAAGTTCATCACTTGAAAAGGCTTTTTTCATTATACTAGACTCAAATACCTTATCTGAATATCCTGGAAATGTTCCAAGTTCTTTAGCAAGATCATATGAAGCAAATACAGAATTTCTGAAAATAAGTCTCATAATGTTCTCTGCAAGTTGGATCGATTCAGAACTCCCATATTTAATATTTAATTTTATAAACATATCATGAAGTCCCATAATTCCTATTCCAAGGTTTCGATATCTAGCGATTTGTTCTTGTTGTTCTTTAAGAGGGTGGTTATGAAGATTTTCATCTATAATCCTATCCATTTCTCTAACAATAATCTTTATATCTGAAACCAGTTCAGAATAATTAACTGTCGCAAATTTTGTAAAAGGATCTTTTACGTATTCAGATAGATTTATTGAAGATAAATTACAGGACATATTTTTTGGCAAAGGTTGTTCACCACCTAATTTGTTAATACTCGATTATTCAAGTATGACTGATCATTTCTGTCAGTCTCTTTATATTACTATAAAGTACAGACTATATCATCACCTCTTTTGAGGGATATTCGTACAAAGTTTTATATGCAAACGAAGGTAAAATATATGGTGTAATATTATCTAAAAATTTAATGTGATCTTTAGTACGAAGACATAAATAATAATATTGGTTCTGTTTCTGGATATTCCATTCTAGATCTAAATTATCTTTTAATGCTTTTTTTAATAATAATTGATCTCCATAGGATAGTCGTTTCATATTTAAAGTAATACATCTATCCTTTCTTTTACCTTTAAAACAAGTAGAACCATCAGACATGAATAGAATTGCTAAACATTCCCAATCTAACATTTTTAATGCATGAGGATCTAGTCCTTTATATTTATCTGTATAAATACGTTCATGTAATAGTGTTAAGATAGGATGAACTCTGGATTCAATTCTAATCTGAGGTTTACGATTATATCCATCTTGGTTATAATCTTTTCTATCATATTTTCGAACTTTAACTAAATTATTTAATATATCAATACAATAATCAATATAATCTTCATTATCTTTTTTCATATTCATAACAAATTTATATTCATTTGTATCAGCATTTTTATATAATCCTCCATCTCCCATAGAGATAAAGGATAATAACTTAATTAGTTCTTTTTTATCATTAATTTTTCGCATATAATTCTTTTTAGTCGTTACACACCCAATAACTGGTTAGCACGGTATTGTCCTTATTAAGGATGTTCACCGTTTTTAGAATATTTTTCATAATAAATCACTTTATTATGCCGCCCGACGAACAAACGGATTGCTTGTATCTATTTGATACTCAGTAATATACTCCATCAAATTATAATTTCTGAATCTATTCATAAACATGACTCCAGGCTCTGCATGTTCATATGCATTTTTCATCATAAGTTTATAAATTTCAATTGGAGTTATATCATAATCAGGATATCCCTTAAACTTAGATTTAATATGAAGGGTTATAACTTCTCCTGTCCCATAAAACTTATCTACGGCATTCATAAAGTTATCATCAACTTCCACAGAAAGGTTTGCATTATTGATCTTTCCAAGATTGCTTTTAATAGTTATGAAATCTTTTATTTGTGGATGATCTGCTGAAAGAGACATCATCAATGCGCCTTTACGTGATCCACCCTGAGAAACAGAAGCAGTTACAGTATTAAATATCTCCATAAATGGAACAATACCATCTGTTTCATATCCTGAAGAAAGTTTTGATCCTTTTGGACGAATATCAGATAAAGATAAACCTTGGCCTCCTTGAGCTTTAAACGTTAATCCTATATTTTTTGCCGTTTGAAGAATATCATCAAGATTATCTGCAATTTTACCAGACGAGTAGCAATTTGAATAAGAAGCTTGTCTGTCTGTTTGTCTGTTTGATAGAGTTCTTCCTCCAAATAGAAACTTTTTGGCAATAATTAATTTTCTTAATTCTTCATTTCCCCCGCTAACTCTATCAAACCACTCATCTAATGATTCATTATTATATCTATACTTTTTATTTCAAATATCAATTCCTAATTGATCATTGTTAAGCCATTCTTCAACAGTCATATATTGTATACTTAATTAATAATTTATTCAAACTCTCTGTTTTTTCTTTTACTTATTTTCACATCTGCCTCATCTACTCCAAAAACAATATATTGCCCTAATTGAGCTCTTACTGAAGGAGTATATTCCATCTCAAAGTCAATATCACTAGAATAGTATACAGTTTTCCCATATATATTCTCTTGACACTTCTTTATTAGTTCTTTTGATAATTCTATTGCTTCTGTTTTATTACTAGCAGTTCCTAAGAGTTGATTGTCCTTTTGAGTTCGAATTTCTATAACTCGTTTAAGTTGACAACGACCTTTTCTACGGACACTGTTAATTTTAAAAGGATTTTTTCTAGTATCTTCAACTCCAGAAGTAATGGTAATAATTATACCTGCTCCTTTAAAATCAAACATACCCTTTTCCTCTAAAAAATCTGCAGCGTATATATTTAAGTCTTTCGTAAGTATAGGAGAGCCTGCTTTCTTCCAATTTTTTGTGGCGTCTTGTACTACAGTAATACCTGCTTGAAAAGCTGTAAGTTTTGCCTCCTCTAAGGAGTGAGCCTGAATTTCTATTTTCTGCATACTAAACAAATATAATATCATCAGAATAATCATTCATCTCGCAATATGCAACCATCTTAAGAAGTTTACAAAATTCTTTACGCCCTTGTTCTAGTACCTCCTTGTTAATTGGGTATACCCCAACACTATTAGTAGATGTAGTTTCAACAACAATAACATTACATTTTACAGTTCATTCTTCTGAATTGTATCCATATTCTTTTTCACAATATCTAAGTAGAACTCAAATATAATATGCGAATTGTCTTGAATAAGAAAATATTTCAAATGATCCACCAGGTTCCATAAATTGATATAATAAATGGCCTGTTGTTTTTAAATCATTTAAGGTGATAATTTTATTTTCAAGATCAATTGTTCAATTATCAGCTTTCATTTTAAGCTTAAGAGTATGTTGATTACCATTATAAGATGCGTTGATATCAATAAAGAATGCTTCTTCATTATATGTTTCAATAGCATCTCCAAAAATATCAGTAGGATATAATAGATTATTTACTTGTCTACTAGAATTAAGATTATTAATACATTTTTCTACTGTATCTCGATCCTTAGATGATAGAATAATAGTATTATTATCTTTTATAAGCTTAAGGTTATAATAATACCTAAACCCATCTTTAATAATACTTTTTATTCTAGTAGGAGTTAGGCTGAATTCATAATAATGTACTTTTTCGCAAGCCTCTACTATAGCACTGTATATAGGTAAATTCTTTTTTCGTAGTTTAAAGATCTCATCAATTACCAGTCCTAACTTAGCTGGAGGTTTACCTATATCTGGGCCTAAAGTAAAAGTATCTTTCTGAAGCAATAACTCATGAATACTAGAACCTAAAGACAAACTTACTGTGGTTTCACCAGTAAATCCTTCTTTATATTTGCTCGGAGACCCGTTTTGATTAGGATTAATCAGCTTTATACGAGAATTTGATATATAGTGGGCATATTTACTTGAAAAATATTCCTCATCAGACATCTTCTCACGATAAACACTTTCTAAATTAGGAGATAATTTTATATCATTTAAATTAATAGTCATGATGTTTTATAAAGTAATACTAATTATTAGAAATGCCCATAAGAACCTTGTTAACTTCTTTTACTTTATATTGTGGAATTAAATTATATTTAACTCTCAAGTTTTCTTTTTGGTTCATTATCTTTTATCTGTGTATTTCCTGTTTTGCTCATATTGACCAAGGCAGTTAAAAATAGCTCACAAAGCCCTGCTGAAAGTCCTAAGTTTGCTTTTAAGTCTGTAATTTTTGGTTCAAAGGAAGGTTTATAATCTAAATTTCCTTTTTCATCAAGACTAAAATCTATAACAATTTTCTGTCCTGTATTACTAATAAACTCTACTTTACAAGTTTCCATATTTCTTAATTAATTCATAAAAAAAATCTTTAGATATCATAACCATTTCTCCAACTGACCTAAATGTAGATTCTGTTGGTTTAATTTTTTTTCAAAAGATAACAAATGGTTTATCTTTAAAAGGGCACGAGTTTAAAATTCCAAAATAATCTGGAGTATTAATAGTAGCTTTTAGCTGAGGATTGAAAAACAGTTTATTCTCAACATCTACTAAATCAACCTTTCTATCGTCCATACTTTTACTTTCTGATCTAGAGGTAACAACACCTGTAAAGCCAAGGTCTCGTAACTCTTTTGCTATTTGTACTTCATAAGCATTTCCTCTAGCTCTATTCCTCTTTAAATTTCTTGATTTCTTCTCTTTCCCCTTCTGATTTTCCTTTAATATATTCTTTTGCGCTTTCAATTAGACTAACAGTTTTATCATGTTTATATTTGGCATAAAAGTCAGATATATCTTTAGCTTTATATTCTCAAGGTATTCATATTGGAATAACTTCAGGGAATTTCTTTTTAATAGATATCATTGCTCTCAATCCTGGACGATCATTATCATATAATAAGATTATATGTTTAAATCTTTCTTTAAGACGATGATATTGAGCCTCAGATAAGAAACAATTTTCTGATATTGGGGCTATTGCGGGAATTCCTAAATTATACAATGTCATTACATCTTTTAATGACTTAGTAACAACAAGATATTCTCCTATTTTTGGTAACATGTGAGATCCTTGTAGTCTTAGTGATTTTCAATTAGATATAAATTTATATTTTCTATTATTAGGGAAATAAATCCGTCAACGTTCAATATCTTCTCTTATACCTCCATAATATCCAAATACTAATTGTTTATCTTTAAACAAATGAAACAAATTGTTATTAAGGAATATATTTTTACAAGAAAATACCTTGAACTTGTTTAGTGTTTGCAAATCAATACCAAACTTAGCCCATCAATCTAACTCATATTGTTCGAAATCTTTTATTTCAACTTGAATAATAGCATCAGTAGTATCTTCAAGTTTTGTATTAGAATACTTAATCTCCTGTGGTATATTATTTTGTCTGGGAATTAAACCTATATCACTTGCAACTATATTCAATGCCTTATAATACCCACAGCCATATTTATTCATAACCACATATACTCAATCTCCGCAATAATTACTTCCAAAGTCTTTTATAATAATTCTACCCATGCGATTTTTGTAATATGCTACAGTAGGTTTTGAATCATTTCTTACTTTAGACCTAAAAAGACCTTTTTTTACAGGTTGACCATAATAGGTATACATTAGTGTTTCTTGAGAAACCTTAGATTCAATTAAATCTCTAGTTATAACAGCAGGAAACCTGTACTCCATATCTTACCTCTTTATATATAGGTTTACAATTATTTATAATGTAATGTACAAGCATATCTTCTTTATTACTAAAAGAAGTATGCTTGTACATGCATCATATAGCTACAACTTATTTATTGTTAGAAAGGAAGATCACTGTCCTCGTCACTTACACTATCCTCCTGAGGAGAAAAATCTTCACGTAGGTCATCAAGTTCATTATTACGTTGCCGCATATCTGTAGGCTTTGCATTTGCTGCTGCGTCAATCGCCACCTTTTCTTTTGCAGTTAATACAAGATCGCTACCAATTACTTTTGTTGTCATATAAATTGCATTATCCTTACTGAGACGTGCAACAAACCCAGGAAAGCCTACAAAATTTCCAGTCGTCGGCACAAGTTTGATTTGCGTTTGAGTTCCAATCCTCTTATCAAGATATTTTTTAAGAAGAGCAATAAAAGAATCAAAATCTGGAGCAGCAAATTTATCTCCATCTGCTTCAATCTTATGTGCAAGTTCAGGATCAAGAGCATCAATTACTTGCTTGATTTTACACATAAACTGTTCAGATTCAGATGGATTTGTGCCATACTGGCTTTGAGTTCTTTCTTCAGAGCGAGGTTCAAAAATTCTTTCATTATGAATACCACTACCATCTACTGCTTCAAAACGGAGTTCAATCGCATTAAATCCATTAGCTTTGTCGATTCCTTTGAAGATTACATTATGAATTCCAGCACGAAGGAAATTACTAGATACTACTTTAGCGTCCTTGACGCCACCCATATTAAACATACTCATATTTTATATATTATTTAAATTATTAACTTCATCAATTAGTTCAGGAACATTTAAATCTACTTCATTTATTGAAATAAGTTTGAATGCTTCTTTATATCTATTATCAGGTTTAAGTGTAAAAAGATTACCATATTTCATTAATATAGTCCTTTGAGTACCTTTAAATGATACAGTATTAGATTTAGAACACTTATTACCATTTTCAGGATCCCCGAATACTATAGATTTAGAAATTATAGGATATGTAACTTCATTGTCTACTTGTACATAGTTAACTGAAACCCTATCCCCAGGAGTAATTTGAAGAGTCTCAATAGCAAGAGGAGATAATATTAATTTATTATCAGACACTTCAATTACTGGAATTTTAATATTAATATATTTTGGTTTTGACATATTTACTTTTTAGCAAGAGATGGAAAAATACGTTCCCAATGTGGTATAAATGTTCCATTTTCCTGGCGTTCCGCTACAATAATGTCTTTATTAGCTAAATGAGCAGGTCTAGCTCCAGTTAAAACTTCTCCATTTGCACCAAATTGAATACATAAATTTGAATTTTCATCTCTATGAACAAATCCAATAGCATCTGATTTTGCAGACAAGATTCTTGAAATTTTTCCAGTAAGATCTAACGTACGAACATTATTTGAAGCACCTTCATTTAATGCGGCATCCTTAACATGACCACATATAATAATATTAGGAGTACATTTTGCTACCATATCAATAATCATTTCAATCCCCTGTCTAAGAAATGCATAACCGCTCCCATTAGGAAATTGAGTAGGGTCTTTTACATCAGCATACTTTTCACTAAACATCGGAGAATTTTGATATAAAGCAATTGCTAATGGTTTTGCCATTTCTTCTACTGCAGTAATAGTATCAATCGTAATATATTTATATGGACTCCCCGCCTCTTTAATAGCTTTGCAGACTTCCTTTAAATCTTTTAAAGAATTTATTTTAATCTTTAAAGCATCTACATATGTAGACCCATTTTCCATATCCAAAATTAAATTATTTTCAAGGGTACTTAAGATTGTAGTTTTTCCTACCTTTGGAAGACCAAACAAAATTAAATACTTAGGATCCTGGGTTTCTGCAGGAATTTTACTTTTTGGAAGTTCAATAGCCATATTTAAAAACTAAATTTATTTTTATTTCTGATATCTTTTACTTCTGTATCTTTTACAGTTGCATCTTTTATTTCTTTTTCTCTCCATGAAAGATAATCTTCATAATTTATTTCATCAGATTTAGGTAAAGGATAAAACATACCAATACTACCTTTGAAAGCAGACATGATAATTCTATTGGAAATACCATATCTATTTTTAAGAATAATAATAGATCTACAAATATCTTGTAAACCATATCCTTCGTTATCATCCATTATTTTATATCCTCTATAACTTTTTAGTTGGGTTTTAAATGGACTAAATAATGCAATACAAATATCAGCAGCTTGTAATGGCTCCCCCGACTGTTGAATTTCATCAGCAGTAGGCTCTTCCATACCAGCTTTTCTCCTATCCATAGTTGTACTATTTCTATTTTCTTGCATTATAATATCAAAACTAGTTTGACATAGTTCTCTAAATCTGACACAATAAGTTGATATAAGATCCATTTCTTCTTTTTTAGTTCTCCCTTTTTGAGGATTTACTAAAAGTAAATGATCAATAACAACATTAACTATTTGATTAGGATTATTTGGAGTATATATAGTTCTTTTTCCATCAGGACTTTTTTGAAAGGTTCCTAAACTTTTATGGAGTTCCATCATTTCTGCATAAAAAGAATCCGCAGAAAGCTGTTTATCATATATAATAAACTTATGACTTATAGATTCTAACCACTCACGAGCTTTAATTACATACTTATGTATATCATCTGATAACTTATTAGTAAATGACATTAATTGCATATATGTAACTTCAATACCATAAGTTTCATATAAATATAAGCTTAACAATTTTGCCAACAATGTATTAGCACTTAGTTCAAGAGAAAAATAAACTATAATTATATCTTTATCTGGATAATCTTTTAAGATACGATATATATCTGTATATATAACAAAAGAGCTTTTCAATTTGTTATCTTACTTGCTTTTTATCAAGTAATTCTTATAGTTTCCTATAAGTTCAGCATATATTTTCATCTCTTTGAGATGTCGGATACTCTTGGGAAAATTATATTCTGTATAACAGGTTCATTTCCTATGCGTTACAATATAAAATAACTTTTAAATTACTTTATTATCTCGGTGTTAACATGCTTATATACAAAATTTGGATAATTATTCTGTACATATAGCTTAGCCTTCTCCGATATTACCCGATCATTATCTCTAAAATCACTTTTAGAGACGGCAAAATTATGATTTTTAAAACACAAATATCTATAATATTTCCTATTTAAATAAATTGTAGATATTTTCATAAATTCACTGTAAAAATTTAATACTATTATTTATATTACTTTTTATATCAAATATTAGATCACTTGTTTTATTTGCAACATATCATGTTCATGAAGTATTTGAATATACTTCTATATTTTGTAAAATATTTTTAGTTCCAACAATACAACATCTTGGTTTAAAAATATTTTTACTACCTCCATAAGATAAACATCCATCACCATCAAAATATCCTCTAATAAAATGTCTTATTAAATCTTTAGATTTA